ACTAGGATATAAGCCTAAAGTATTTTTAGATGTTGCATTTCAAACTCTTAAACTAAGATTAGTTTACATGGAACGTACTAAAGCATTTGCAGGCAGTCTAGGCGGCCGCGAGTTTGTCGTACGTGAAGAAAATCTTCCCAAAGAAACTAAGGATTATAAAAGATGATTACAGATATACATAAAGTGTTTCCTGCAGAACCAAATAGTATTGATGATTCTAAAGCACCATGGACAGAATTAATAGAAGAAGATTACCATGTCAAGGTATTTCGTGATATATATCCTGTTACTGAAGGACATCTATTGTTTGTGCCTAAATACAATACTGTTTCTGTCCTAATGGATTGTTTTGAAGACGCTGTCAAAAATGGTATTAAAAGAGTTCAACTAGGCGAATGGGACGGATTTAATGTTGGATTAAACTATGGTGCGGCCGCTGGACAGACCGTTCCTTGGCCGCATGTTCATTTAATCCCAAGACGTAAGGGTGATATGGAAGATCCTACAGGCGGAGTTCGTCATGTTATTCCAGAAAAAGGAAATTATAAAAAGTGGTAAAAAATAGAGTTTTATTCATAGGTGATAGTCACACCATGGGATACAAGTCTGTTCTTGGAAAATCTGGTGTAGGTAGTTTTAGTCAATGGAATGAAAATAACTATGCGCATATTTACGGAGAACTAGAAAATAGACCTACTGTGATCTATGCCATGTCGGGAGCGACAAACAGGCTCTACACTGATTGGTTAAAAAGTATGTTTGAAACATACGATGATATCTCAGACGTTTTTATCTGTCTAGCAGCCTTTAATAGATTTACCATAGCCATAGACGATCTTAGAGATGAAGATTGTATACCTGTTGATCATTTCCGTTACAAGATGGAAGATGACACTGAAATGCTACATAGATATTTTGATTCTGTTATCAAAGACAACAGAATGCAATTAATGAACAAGTCAACTTTCAAAGATTATGACAATTTCCCCGGAGCAGAATTCAGCGAAGAACACGGGCTAGTAAAACCAGATCTTAGAAAAAATACTTTTATGCAGGTAAAACTATTCTTTGAATTAAACACATTTATTGAGAAAAGAGATTTTTTAAATTCAGTGTATTCCTGGGATAATATCTGTGCAGACAATGGTGCTAATTTGCACCTTTTTAATTTTACAGAACGATTGAGATTTCCCAAGAAATTTGATTATTATGGAAAATTAAAAGCCACAAAGATTGCACCTAAGACTGTAGAAAAGTATTTTACAGAAAGATATGTAAATCACGAAAACTATCTTATTGAAGATAAAGAACACTATAACTACGACTATCACGATAAAGTAGCAAAAGAATTTATTCCATGGCTAATGCAACAACCAAAATTTTAATTGCAGGTGATAGTTTTGCTACTCCTTATCCCGGAGCAACTTCAGGTTGGCCAAATTTATTGAGTAATATCTATAACGTTAAGAATACTGCACAAGCAGGAATTAGCGAATATAAAATTCTTAAACAGATTCAATTAGAAAACATAAATCAATACGATCTAGTCATTGTTTCCCATACAAGTCCTAGTAGAATACATATTAAAAAACATCCTGTACATTCTACTGACTTACATAAAAACTGTGATTTAATTTTTACAGACATCGAAAATCAAAACCATTGGTTTAATAAAAAAATATTAGCAGCCAAACTATTTTTCAAATATATCTTTGACGATGAATACCAAACCGATGTGTATTCTTTAATGAGAGAGGAAATAAACAGATTGATTACTGTTCCATATATTGCTATAGGACATGTTCCAATTGTCGCTGATCTTAAAATTGAAAGAAATTTTATTGACCTTTCTTCTAATTGGCCTCTTTACAAAGGCGACATAAACCATTATAATGTATTAGGAAATCGAGAAGTCTGCGAAACTTTAAGAAAGGAGATTGAGCGTGTCTTACAAAAATGAAAAAGTTGAACCAGGATCTACATGGCTTAGTAGTGATCATAAAAAATTTCAAGTGATTAATACTACTGAAATTGATGGGAACACCTGGGTCTATTACAGAAAGTATAATTCTTCCCCTAATGAATGTAGAGAATATAGTTGTTATCTTGAAAGTTTTTTAACTAGATTTAGCAGGATTGTCAGTGGATAATACTGTAACTGTTCCTTGGCAAAATCAAAGTAACGTTTGGTGGAATCAAACGTGTGCTGATATTATGGAAGTATTTGGTTTGCCGGGTGGCAGATATCGAACTGAAGTCAGCACTGAGGCTATGATTTTTTATTTTGAAAATGCAAAAGATGCATTCATGTGCAGAATTATGATAAGTGATCAAATATGATCAAATACGTTATTGGTTTTGTTGTTGCCTGCGTCCTTTGGGTATTTGTGCTTTCTCAAGTAGAAATGCCAGAGTATCGAGTCTACGACTGCGGCATGGCAGAATGGCATCCAGATATTCCTCCCGCAGTAAAAGAAGAATGTCGCAAACTTAGATCGCAATCAGGAATGACAATATGACAAATCAAAACAAACAGTCTAAATCTTGGACATTAACTGTAGAAGAAGATCCCAACACTGGTGATGCAATGCTAACTTTTCCTCCTGATCTTTTAGAAGAAGCAGGATGGAAAGAGGGTGATACATTGGAATGGATCGATTTAGAAAACGGCTCTTGGCAATTAAAGAAAAAGGTAGTATAATAAAATATGGAAAAAATTAAATTAGCAGAACTATTTTACAGCATCCAAGGTGAAGGACGATATATGGGCGTTCCTTCTGTGTTCATGAGAACGTTTGGATGTAACTTCAAATGTGCAGGTTTTGGTATGCCGAAGGGCGAAGATACTAGTGAAGTTGAGCCTATTGCAGCCAATGTTCATCTTTACAAATCCTACGAAGAACTGCCGTTAGTCAGCACAGGTTGCGATAGTTATGCATCTTGGCATCCAGCGTTTAAGCACCTTAGTCCTTTTTATAGCCCAGAAGAAATTGTAAACAACATTATGAGTATTCTTCCGTACAATAAATGGGAAGATGAACATCTTGTTATTACAGGAGGTGAGCCCCTTCTTAAATGGCAGAATATATATCCGGAACTATTGAATCATCCCAACATGCGGGGATTGAAAGAAATTACTTTTGAAACAAACGGAACTCAACATCTTACAAAAGATTTTAAAAAATATCTTCAAGAATGGTCTCAAGAACCTCCGTTCTCTAGTAGAGAGGTAACTTTTAGTGTTAGTGCAAAACTAAGTTGCTCAGGAGAGGCTAGAGATATTGCTATTCAACCGCAGGTTGTTTGCGAATATGAAGAAGTCGGTTATACATACTTAAAATTTGTGGTGGCAACAGAAGAAGATGCAGAAGAAGCAATCGAAACAGCAGACATTTACAGAGCCGAAGGGTTTACAGGACCCGTATATCTTATGCCAGTTGGTGGGGTGGAGTCTGTTTATACTCTTAATAATCGTAGGGTCGCTGAACTAGCAATGAAGAACGGCTTACGCTACAGTGATAGGCTACAAGTGCCGTTGTTTAAAAACGAGTGGGGAACTTAATGAAGATTATTAAAAAACTTTTTGGTCTTGACAAACTAGAAGCCAATATTGCAGAAGCAAGAATGGCACTAGAACAAGCAACCAAATTAAAAGAAGAAGCAGAAAAAAATCTAAGAGAAATTTCTCAAGAACAAGAATTGGCTAAATTGAGTCCTAAACAAAGGGCCATTCGGAAGAAAGAACCGTGGGTTGGTGTTATTAACACTCATGTAAACTCTGAAAATGTTAGAAATGGATTCTTTGAACTTGACTGGAACGAGTATTTTGTGCTAAAATTAAAGCAAGAAGGTTACGGTGTAGACGGCGATCCTGATGAAGAAATTGTAGATCGCTGGTTCCGAGAACTTTGTGCAAATGTTGTAGTAGACGGTGATTTTGGTGGTCCTGTAAATACAGGTACTTTGGATGTGCAAACTGTAAAAAGAAACAATACATGACATATATTTTAGTTGATACTGCTAACACATTCTTTCGTGCTAGACATGTTATTAACGGTGATGCCGATATTAAACTTGGCATGGCATTTCATATTACCTTGAATTCGATTAGAAAAGCGTGGCAACAGTTTAACGGCAGTCACGTCATTTTCTGCTTAGAAGGAAGATCGTGGCGTAAAGATTACTATGCTCCTTACAAGAGAAATCGTGCCGATGCTCGTGCTGCTCATAATGAGCGTGAACAAGAAGAAGAAAAAGTATTCTGGGAAGCCTTTGATAAATTTAAAGAATTCATAGTCGACAAGACTAACTGTACAGTGCTACAAAATTCTCAACTAGAAGCAGACGATCTTATTGCAGGTTGGATACAAAGTCATCCAACCGATAATCATGTTATCATCAGCACAGATACAGACTTCGTACAACTAATTGCACCCAATGTAAAACAGTACAATGGCGTAATGGAACATACAATTACACACGAAGGAATTTATGATGACAAAGGTAAGCCAGTCATTGACAAAAAAACAAAAGAAGCCAAAGTTGCACCCAATCCAGAATGGCTCTTGTTCGAAAAATGTATGCGTGGTGATACCAGTGATAATGTCTTCTCAGCGTATCCAGGTGTACGTACTAAAGGCTCAAGCAAAAAAGTGGGTCTTACTGAAGCGTTCGAAGATCGTAACAGCAAAGGCTATGCGTGGAACAATCTCATGCTTCAGAGGTGGACAGACCACGAAGGTAAAGAGCACCGTGTGCTAGAAGATTATGAACGCAATCGCAGACTAATCGATCTGAGTCATCAGCCAGATAACATTAAAGAAATTATTGCTACAACTATTGCCGATGCCATTAATGCTAACAAAAGTATCAGTCAGGTTGGAATCAGACTTATGAAATTCTGTAATCTATATGACCTAAAGAAAATTGCAGAGCAGGCACAATCTTATGCAGAACCACTTAATGCGAGGTACACACTATGACAGACTTACATGCAAAACCAATTATTGATAACAAATTTTGGATCGTCGAGAAAGACGGAACAAAGTTTGCCACACTTAGAAAAAACGAAGATGATAGATTTGTTCTCAGCAACGAAACTGGAATTAAGATCTACGATACAAAAGAAAGCCTAACTAAACAATTTGGAAAAGATTTCTTTGTTGCTAAGATTGTTAAAGAAGCAGATGACAGTAATCCTAACGAGGTTCACGGTTACGCTACTAGCACATCTCCGCACAATGCAATGTTTGATATCAAACGCAAACTTCCTCTGTTCACTAAAAGCGGAGATTCAAAAAGTTTATACTGTGCTGGTTACTATGTTATTCGTTTCGATAAAGGTTGGGTAAAAAGTTTTTGTCCTAAACTAATTACATTACAAAGATACGAATTCCGCGGACCTTTTAAAACTGAAATTGAAATGAAACAGGTGCTTTCAAATGTCTCAAAATAATATCCCCGCGAGATTGCCTACAATTGAAAAACTAATCACAAGAATAAATTCTGCAGAAAAAAGCAATCAAAAAGAAATAAAAATAACTATACAAGAATCCAAAGATCTTGTATATGAGTTGGCTATTTTAAC